TAAGTAGTTTCTTCTCTAAGGCTGTGCCTTTTATCTTTCTTCTTAGCTCTCTGCTATTGTGCAGCTCACGCAAAAGTATTGCACCAATCATGGCAAAATACTTATCCTGATCAGTCATTGCTTGCTCTCCCATGATTGTATAATATCAGCTAATAAATATGTGATGAATGCTATGCCAACAGTATGCCAGTCGTACATCAGTAATAAGATTACTGAAGTCCAAAAGGATAGGCAGCTCCAGCAGTTTAATGGTTTAACATCAGGCAGTTCAAAGGTCATCATTGCTCTTGATATCCCTAGGCTCGCCAGTATGAATAGAATATAAATCATTTTTAAATTGTTTTATTGCACCATGGATTACCCTGAGGGGCAGATTTGTTTCTGCTTTGATATCTCTATAAGTCATCCCATACAGATGCATTTTAGTTAGTTCTTTACAAAATAGCTCTTGATCATCTTCAGGAGACTTCTGCATGTAGTTATCAAGATAGCATTGATATTCTGATAGGTCATCATCTTCTGTCTCTTTGAAGGCAACATCTGTTTCGAATGGGAGCAGACGTATTGGGGGATTGAATTTCTTGTTGAATTCACTGCCAGGCCATTTCCACTGATTGTAGGCATACCTTGCAAATGTTCTTGGAAGATCGGCCTCTTGGATATCGAGCTTACTGAGTATGATGAATACATCTGAGACAAGGTCACGGTATAACTCTGAGCCTCCAGTGATCTTGATAGCGATATTGTATGCCTCCTTATTCCAAAACACATCTCGAAGTTATTAAATATTTGAATACCTCATTGATAAATTGTTCTGATACTGGCTTGCTATTACAAAACCTCCACAGCTGTGCATAGTTAAGATCACTATCCTCTGACAGATGAGTCAGCTTGTAACGATTGGAGAGCCTCTTATGAAGCTCTCCTCTCATCCAATCACTTAGGCTCACATCAGAAGGGAAGGTCATCTTCAAAATCATCTGCTGCTTTTATTTTATCAGTTGTATTTTGTAGCACTGGTGCCGGTGCTGGAGCCACATAAGGCTCTTTGATTGCTGCACTCATGTACTTAACTCCTGATTGAGCTGTTTTCACCCATAGTGAGATCTCAAGTTCCTTGCCTTCTACATTGATCTTGCCTCTGTAGTCAGGCTGATTGTCGGCAGTCTTTTTGTCATTCTTGAAGATTGCTCCACTGTTGATTTTCTGTTCCATGTTAAAAATATATTGGTGTATAATTTCTGATTTGTTGAATGGTCATATCTATGATCATTTGCTTGATGTTCAATGGCCCTCCTGGACATTGAATTGGTGCTGCTGTTATAATATCACAAGCCATGCTATTTTCTATAGATTAAATTAATTACCAGTACCCATAAATTTTCGCCTAGTTTCCAAGTCCTCAAGGATTTGATCCAGCTTAGTAGACACCTCATGATATTCCTCATTCGTCAAAGGTATTAAAGATATTTGAGTAAAATAAACCCTCCAATACATTGATTCAGACTTGATATCATATACATGCTCTTGTACTATTTCCATCACTTATTGTTTAGCTTGTTAATATACTGCACATAAAATTCTGATGCATGTCTGAGCCTCTCAAGCATTGCTAGCTCAAGCTCAATGTCACGTTCATATCTGATGACTGTGATACGTTTTGCTGCATCAATATGGTCCACTCTATGCAATGACATGTTATCCCACTGATTAAGCAGTCCAAAATCATTTTTAGGATCTGTTGACACCATGCAGTAGATCAGCTCAAATGATGGCCTATCATACAGATACATATAGGCTCTGCCTTGCCATTCATAAAGTGACTCATCACCATCCTCTGCTGTTGCTGGCCATGTCTCAAGTGACCAAGATGTCTTGATGTCAATGATAGTATCATCCAGTAGGATGTCGCATTCACCAGTCATCAGTTCAGTCTCTAGTCTGACCTTGTTCTTTTTGTAGTCAGTGAATCTCACTGCATTCACTAGATCAATGCTGTCTTGCTCTTGTTCAATGCCCTTGATGATGTACTTGTTATTCAGCTCAATATTGTAGCCATAGAAGTCTTGCTTTGCAATTGACTTGATGTAACTCTTTGCTGTTTCTGATAGGACCTCTGACTTGCTTCTAGCGTTTGTCATGATCTTCCCTATGCTTGATGGATGCCATTTCATATTTCAAAGTTTTGTTTAAAGTAATCTTCTGAATTCTCATAGCCTTCTGACTTGTACTTGCCATCCATGTAGGCTGTTGTTATCTCAAGCTCTGATGCTTTACAGAAATGCTTGATCCATTGCTCTCTTAGGTAGTCACTCAATTGTGACCACTCTTCAGTCTGCATATATTCTGCGAGTCTCATTATTGCCATTGGTTTCATAGTTTTGCCTCCTGATCTTTAGTTAATAAATAGTTTGTTCTCAATTCTTGAGCCGTATACTCACCTCTTGCAATCTTGGCTAGTGCTCTACCAAATGCCTCATCTGTAAGTGATGTCTTAGCTACTGGCTTTGGCTCTTCTGTTGCCTTAGATGCTGCCTTGCCATCATCATCTGTTGCGGCCAATGATAAAATGCTGGTCAATGTGTACCTGCGATAGTAAGAAATGGCACTACCTAGCTGCTGGGGATTCTGTAGGTCAGGCAGTTTCATCATTGATTCTACATGCTCACCAGTGTCCACATCAATAATCTTAGTGTAGACCATTTGGTCAATGATAGGCTGCATGATGATCAGTCCATTTTCCATCAGGATATTCTCACATGCATCTAGTACAGCATTGAGATCTGCGTATCTTGAATGATGTGACTGAGCATTCTTGTGGACCTTGCCAATTGCCAGCTTTGCGTTATGCAGTTTTTTGTACATAGGTACCGGAGCTGCACTCTCCTTTTCTTTAACTGTTGCCATAATTTGTGGTATTAAATTTCAACAAATATAATTATTATTTTGAGATAAACAAAAATTAAACTCCTCTATATGTTTTAAAATTTTTTATTAAACTAATAATCCATTGAGATACATTATATTCATTAGCTAATTCTTTTCCAATTCCATAGTAAGGACTTTTTAATCTTGATCTAATTTCTAAAACTGTTGCTTCTGTTAATTTTCTTCTTGAATTTATTCTTCCATTATTTGTATATCCATGCAATGAATTATATGAATATGAACACCATTCTAAATTAGATAAATTATTATTTAATGGATTGCCATCTTTATGGTTTACAACTTTTTCATTATTCTTATTTGGTATAAATGATTCAGCTAAAAGTCTATGTAATGACTTTGTTTTAGTTTTACCATTTTTTGATAATTTATAAACAAAATAACCTTTTGAATCTAATTGTTTCCTTATCAGTTTGTCTATAGTTGTAAATGTTCCTGAAGTATTTCTTTTCAATGATTTTACATCTCCATTTTTATTTATTTGATATACGCCTTCGTATCCAATTACATCTTTCCAAATTTCCATAAAACAAAAAAGCCTCAGTGTTTTCGAGGTTACGGGCTCTACTCACACTAAGGACTTAAATAAATTTTTATCTGTAGCCGTAACTCTACATTTCAAATTTACTATTTTTTAAAATAAATTCATCATACCATGTTATAAAATTGTCAAAATTTCTGCAAATTATATATATGCCTCCAGATTTTATAATGGCTTTCTCATATTCTTTTTGTGCTTCTGATTGCTTGTCATTCATTTTAATCTCAATCTTCACTGATCTGCCATTGATTGTGGCTGATATGTCAGCAGATCCCTTAGTGCCAGTTCCTTTGGTCCACTTGCCGGGCATCTGTCTTGTTCCCTCACCTACCTTTAGCTTGGCTCCTTGCCTATACATTCCAGTAGTATTGATTCTTTCAGCTTGATAGCCTGATAAGTTGATGAATGACACCACTGATTTAGTCAGAGCATTGGCTGATGAGTCTGCCCACTTAGTCTTAGCCAGTGCGAATTCAGGCATTGATGGATACTTCTCTTTGAGATGTGCTGTCTCAAGATCAATTAGTCTTTGTTTATTTTCCTTGTTCATAGATTCTATCTAGTGTTAATGTTTTACCTGGTGCCAAAGTTGTATCTCTTGCCCAGTCTTGTGCGTTTACAAATGTAAATTTATGCTCTTCAGCTGGTAATACTTTCTTCTGCTCTGACAATTTACTGATGAATAGGGCAAAGATTGCGGACCATGCTAGGATCATGATGATTGATATGTTAGCGGTCATTGTGTGTTGGCTGTGTGGTTTATCATCTCATCTAAGCAGGTTTGGCAACACACGGCTGTTCTATCACCTTTACAATAATCACACAACGAACCGCTAACATTGTATAAAAGCAATAACTCATCTACTGCGTCATGGTAAGCTAAATCTCCGCTTTCAACTTTGCTCATTATTTGTTCTATCTGTTTTCTCATATTGTTACTGCTTTTATACTTTACCGATATTAGTTTTCATATTAAAAAGGTGCTTTATCAATTGTTTGTAAATTATCCCATTCAGATTCTTTCTTTTGCTCAGTCACATATTCAATGTAAGGAATGGAGCCATTCTGTTTGCCGGCATCTACTCTTGTAAGTTTACCTTTCTTTACAAGATAATCTCCATACTTTCTGATTCTGCCTGATGTATACTTCTGACTAAACTTTCTGTAAGTAGGATACTGATCACAGAATTTTTCAAACATATCCTTGAGAATCATTCTCTCATTGAATTTCATGTTATCATTTATCCAGCTGTAGAAGTCATGACCTATCTCTGACATCAATCTCTTCTCATCTAGGTTAACTGATGCATAGTTGACAATGCCATTCTTTAAATAATACTGGATGCATTCAATCATGAAGTTGTCAAACTTGCTCCACTCTTGCTCATCCCAATCATAGAATAGATTGCGGCCAAAGTCATGAAATGGTGTGAAGGTCTTGT